TCGGCTACACCTCCTGATGAGGTTGAGGTATGGGTTATGTTTTCCCCAGTCCATTTGCTTAATGCAGACCCATAGGTAGTTGTAGTTATTTCTTCTACAATCTCTTGGGTCGTTGTCGTAGTGGAATTCATACTCCCCTGTGTAAAATTGGGGGTTACTAATTCTGCTTTTACAGCAGTTGGTGATAGCAGTAACAGCGTTATTAACCATTTCTTCATTCTTCCTTTTTCTTAGCCATTGGACAGTTTACTGTACCTTTGTCTTTCGTATTGCCAGTAGACAGGCCAAAAGTGGCTAGTGCTCCTGTAAAGACACTGGCGACAAAGGTTATATCAGAATTACCTGCTTTCTTAATCATAGGTAACTCAACATAATTCATGGTTATTATAAAGCCAGACCAAACTACTACGCCAAGTCTAACAAATGTACCAAGAATTTGGATTTGGTGTTCTTGATCCTCCGCAGCATCTTTCAGCTTTCCGAGGAGTCCTTTTTTTTCTTCCGTTTTTCCTTCCATTTATTAATCTTACCTTGTAGGAATTTAGTTAGTTTCTTCTTTATTTGATCAAAGAATGGTGTTGCTAATGTGGTAGTTGCTACAGCAGCTACAGCTGCATAGGTAGCAGTTGCTACTACTTCAGCAGTAGGTAACGGCATCTGTATATCCAATACAGGTATCTGCATTTTAGGTGGGGGAGGTGGCTCTTCCGTAGTCTCCTTTTCTACCCCTTCAGGAGCCTCTAAATCACTCGGAGGTATTACCATAGGTACATACCCTGGAATCCGAGCTGTAGGAGGTTTGAACTCTATATTCATTACTGGTAACTCTTTAGGGAGTTCCAGCTTTACCGAGGGGTTTTCCATAAGCACCTCTTTTATACTCCTTTTGTACGCAATCAGCTACAGGGTCTGATTCAACTATATAATTTTCAATAAGATTAAAAGGTAAGCAGAAGTAGATTCCTTTCTTATAACCTGCATCTACTTGTCTTTTCATCCTATGCAGACCATCAACTAAGGTGTAATATAGTTTATTTTCATACTCAACTTCAATAGCTATGCCTGGATAGCGGATGTCTGCAAACATGTATTTATTACCTTTACTTATGACACCATTAGTTCTATTCCACCTTTTACTATTGAATACATCAAAGTTTAATTCTTTTAAATGATCAGCTCTACAAAGGTTTAAGAAGTCTGGGGGGAGTTTGTACTTAACATCTAAGACTTCTATATAACCTGATGTTATAGATTTGTTATCTATAGGGCATATTACCATTTACCGACAGGACAATATGCCCACCTCATTTTGGTCTTTAAATCTAGAAAGCAACCACACTCTTCACATCTTCTAGTACGTGGTAAATAATGCTCGCAATCTAGACATATTTCCATCCTCCCCTGAGAAGTAGTCGGTTTACTCTGCAAGTTTGAGTTCTGCATCCCATTCCTCTCGTGTGAATGGCTTCATATCTTTGGCATACCGAGCTTTGATAGCCTTAATCTGGTCATCAATTGCTTTTAGTTTACTGTCGTCACCTTCTCTTGCCCAGTGAAGAGCATCTAATTGATCACCTATTTGTGGATAACTATCTTTCCTAGCTTGTTTATAATCAACTAATGTAGCTTCTAGTGGGACAGCATTTCTATTTCTATAGTCATCTAGATCTTCTTCTTTACCAACTGTTAGAGGGAATTTATCATTTGATAATAAAGTTTTTGGACCAAAATCATGTATCAACTGGACGACATGTCCTTTTTCAGCATCATCTGGGATACTTATAGAGGCGTGTTGACCATTACCATATTCAACGGCCATCACACCGTCTTTAAATTCAGTTACTTTAAATTTCATTTGTTTAATAAGTTAAAACCAGTTCAGATTTAAAACCAATCTTCTGCCTGGACCATCTGTATGTGTGTAGTGACCGTGGATATAGGTTGAAGGGAATTGAACAAATCTATTCTGTTTACATTCCACTTCAAAATTAGGGAAAGCTTTGAAAACAGTAGGACCATCTGTATCAGAAAAATACATAATTCCAGTCTTCATGTTTCCATAACCACCTCTTGTTACTTCCTCGGATATATTTAAACCAGCTTCACTAAATTCGTCTTCTTTTGTTCGTCCATAATCTGTATGGAAACCAGTAAAACGATTTTCTGGCTCTCTAAAACAGCAATTTAATTTTATACGCCACCAACTTGGCTTATATAGCTTTGGAGCAAGCATCGTATTTACTATATCAAACTTTTTCAGTAATGGCATTTCATAATAAAGCAGAGCTACGAACATACCTTGTCCGTCACCCTCCATTGTTTGTCCTGAAAACCATTTCCAAAAAGGTGCATCATCGTGATCACACAAAGATGCTTTAAAGCTTTCGTAAATCCGTTGAGGTAAGAAATTGTCAGTGATTTGAATGTTTTTAAGATTTGCTTTCATAATAAGGTGCGTTAAGTTCTTCCAGCTACTGTGCCAGAGTTATTTAAAGTTAAGTAGCTAACATTTTGTATGTAATATCCTCTTGTTCCTCCACTAGATCCGCCTGATCCTGAGTTACCTCCTGATCCTGAGCTACCTCCTGAACCTCCTGAACCGTTTGTATAGTTTCCGTTAGCACCTGAACTACCAGTGTTACCGCTAGAACCAGTGTTTCCAGAACCGCCTCCGCTGCCGCTGCCACCGTCAACACCGTAAGCACCACCGTTTCCGCCAGCACCTCCAGTACCTCCAGAGCCGCCTCCGCCTCCAGTTCCTCCAGTTCCTCCGTTACCAGCATTAGTGCCCCCGCTTGAACCGCCTGAGCCACCTGAACCATTGTTACCGCCAGAACCACCAGAACCCGAAGATCCGTTTGCAGCTGATTGATTATATCCTTGTCCTTGTCCTCCAGCACCGCCAGCACCGCCAGATCCTCCTGATCCACCAGAGCCACCGCTACCACCTGAACCTCCACTATGGTATGACCAGTCCCAACAGTTATCCCAGTCACCCCAACTTAGTCCACACTCCATATAGTTATTATCCCCAGAGCCACAACATCCATCACAGTTACCGCCAGCACATGAGTCGTAGTTTCCGTGATAACTTTTACAACGAGATGTAGAGTTAAATGCCTGTTGACAGGATCTATGACCTGGACACGCACTACAGTTATTATGAGAGTTATATCTACCTAGTGATGGGCCTCGTTTGTAGTATTGTTGTCCTTGACCACCAGTACCACCAGTACCACCTGATCCTCCTGAACCACCTGATCCACCAGAACCACCTTGGCCTCCTCCGCCACCGCCTCCGTAGAGAGCAGAGCCAGATAAGTTATTCCAAGTTATATTACCATTTTGTAAACATTGAACAGCAGTTCCACCGTTTCCACCATTAGCTGAACCACCAAAACCAGCAACGGTTCCACTGTTTTCAACTATAAGTGTACCACCCATCCCCGAAGGAATGATTAATGCTGCACTACTACCAGTTCCACCAATCGTCACACCAGAGTTGATGATAAGACGTTTAGGGACTGCTGAAGCCCAGTTACTTGAATATGCAGTTCCTACATTGTAATTCTCTTGACCACTACTTATAGTTATACCTATTTCATTTACAGCATCATAAAATGACTTTACAGTTATCTGACCTGATGCAGATACGTTAGTATTATTTCCTGGGACATTATCACCGTTTCTGTAATATTCTTTCAGAGAATGAGGGGCAGACCCACCAAACTCTGAAACAATATCAGATACTTTAATTTGCCCACTTGAAGGACAAGCCATT